GCGCCACCGCGCTCTACCTCGCCCAGGGCGACACTGACGAGGCCGCCCTCCGTTTGAAGGTTCATCCTCTCAGGCTGCAGCGTCTGATCAACCGGACCCCGCGTCTCACCCGGTTACAAGCCGAGCTCGTCGCGCTCCTCAACAACCGGGTGCTCGTGGAGTATAAGCGCGCCTTCCAAGAGGAAGACGCGCGTCGCCGGGAGTGGGCCGCCAGCAAGCTTGCCCAGACCGCGCAGTTCCAATCCCACCCGCTCGCCCCCAACAGCCAATCCTCGCCCCAGCTCACCCTTGCTGGCCCGACGCGCATTGTCATAAGCTGGGACGATGGATCCTCAGACGATCGACCAGTCATCGACCACCAAGGTTCGGATCCCTTATAAGCCGCGGCCGCATTTCATTCCGCTGCATGACAGCGACAAGCGGTGGATGTTCGTGGTGGCGCATCGGCGCGCCGGCAAGACGGTGGCGTTGGTCAATCAGCTGATCCGGGCGGCCAACCTCAACCCCCGGGCCACTCCGCCGCCCAGATACGCCTATATCGGGCCCAGCTTCGATGCGGCGAAGGATCTGGTTTGGGGTTATCTCAAGCACTACACCCAAGGCATTCCCGGCATTCACTACATGGAGGGCGAGCTCAGTGTCACGCTTCCGAACGGGGCCCAGATCCGGTTGTATGGCGGCGCTTTGGCTTACGAGCGCATGCGCGGCATCTATCTCGACGGGGCTGTCCTCGACGAGTACCCGCTTCTCCATCCCAACGCCTTCACCAGCGTCGTCCGACCTTGTTTGGCGGATTACCGGGGTTTCGCCATTGTGTCGGGAACCGCCGCCGGCGAGGACCATTTCCACGCCCTTAAGTTGAGGGCCGACGACGATCCGAACTGGGATGTGTTCGACATTCCGGTGACCGCCACCGGAACATCCGCGCTCAACCCGGATGAGGTCGAGGAGATGCGTTCGGACATGAGCCCGGACGAGTTCGCGCGCGAGATGCTGTGCTCGTTCGCCGCGCCGGTCGAGGGGGCGTATTACCAGGAGGCGCTCAACGCGCTTCAGCTGCAGAAGCGGGTGGCCCGCGTCCCGGTCGATCTCAACGCCTCGGTGATCACCTCCTGGGATCTCGGGATCCGGCATTTGCAGGTGATTTGGCTATTCCAGATTGCCGGCCGAGAGCTGCATTGGATCGACTACATCGAGGGCAAGGGCAAGAAGCTTTCCCATTATGTCGATCTGCTGGCGTTGAAGGCCAAGACTGGGGGTTTCGAGTATCGGGCTCATTTGCTGCCCCATGACGTCGAGGTCAAGGAATTGACCACCGGCTTCAGCCGCCGCCATGAGCTTACCAGTCTGCTCAAGGAGCCGGTGATTACGGTTCCCAACCACTCGACCGAGGACGGCATCACCGCGACCCGCGGTTGCCTGGGGGTGAGCTGGTTCGACGAGGAAGCGACCCGCAAGGGGCTCGCTCGGTTGCGTTCGTATCGCCGCGGCAAGCATGGCCAGGCTGTCTCCGACGAGGCCGAGGACGCCGCCGACGCCTTCCGCACCGGTTGTGTAGGACTGCCGTTGATTTCCGGCGGGTTCAATGCCAAGCATGGCGGCGCGGGGCGGCTGCGCCGGCGGTTGAGGGGCTTGGTGTGATGGACATTGGCGTGGCGGTCGAGGCGCTTCGGGCGGGCGACAAGGTTCGGCGCGCCGGCTGGAACGGCAAGGGCATGTGGCTCGAGCTGCAGACCCCGGATGCTCACTCCAAGATGACGCTGCCATATGTTTTCATGTCGACGGCGCAGGGCGACTTGGTGCCGTGGCTATGCAGCCAGACCGACCTGCTGGCGACCGACTGGGAGATTGTGGATTGAGCGACGATCGAGAGCTGACCTTTGGCGAGCGCGCCGTGGGGCTGACCTTCAACCCGAGCGGCGATCCGACCGTGCTCGACTTGAAACAAAAGGCCGCCGCGTTCATCGACGCCTGCAACACGATGCGAAACGCCGCCACCGACCCCGAGGTCAAGCGCCAGTATTCGATTGCCATCACCGAGGCGCAGACCGCGCAGATGTGGGCGGTGAAGGCGGCGACATGGCGGACGTGATGCCCAAGGGAGCCGAAAAAGTGACGAAAAGCCTGGATCTGTTGGTCGAGCTCGACGAGCCCGAGTCCTTCGTGCGCGAGGCGATCAAGGCGATCGAGGCCAACTCCAGCGATCGCTGGAAGCCGGTGTTGACGACGCTGCAAACGCTCGAGACGGCGCTCGCGGCGGCGAACGAGCCGAAGGCGAAGACCCATGATCGATCCGAACCTCAACCCTGACTTCAATCCCGATCTCCACCGGCCGATCCCGCCGCCGGTCGAGCCGGTGGTTCCGGAACCGGAAGAGCCGCTCTACGACCGCAAGACATTCTTCGATGCGGTGCGCGCCAATCCGTTCCAGGGCAACCTGACCCAGAGCCAGGTCGACGGGATGGAGTACCTGCTCGGGATGTGGGAGAAGCACTTCGCCCCCAACAATCCGAACGACGGCACGATGTGGCTCGCCTATTGTCTGGCGACCGCCTATCATGAGACGGCGACGACGATGCAGCCGATCGCCGAGTACGGCGAGGGCGAGGGCCACAGCTACGGCGAGCCAGCCGGCCCGTATGGCTGTTGCTACTATGGCCGCGGCTACGTGCAGCTGACGTGGGAGGAGAACTACGCCAAGGGAGAAGACATTCTGCGCGACAAGTACGCCCACCCGGCGTGCGAGATCCACCAGTATCCCGACAACTTGCTGGAAGAGCCCGAAGCTTCGGCGCTGATCCTGTTCGACGGTTCGGTTTATGGCTGGTTCACCGGCGCCAGCCTGCAGCAGTATTTCTCGAAGGCGAAGGGGATCGAAGATCCGGTCAACGCCCGCCGCGTCATCAACGGCACCGACAAGGCGGATCTCATTGCGGGATATTACGCGAGCTTCAAAGCCGCGCTGACCTGAAGGGCGCCCTGATGGCGATGGAACGGATCTTCGCTTCCTTCAAGGGCGACACCGAAGACGCCGGCGGCGGCAATTCCGGCAGCTACGACCCCAACGATCCCCAGAGTTACAACGCCTACATCCAAGCGATGATCTCGGACGCGCGCGACTATGAGGGCACCATTCTCGCCCACAGCCGCAACGAGTCGCAGAGCTACTACTACGGCTACCTGCCGAGCATGAACCCGGACGGCAGTCCGTACACCGACACTTTCATCGTTCAGGATCCGACCAAGACCTACGAACAGATCCTTGGCCACGACGAGGAGACGGCGAACCGCTCGACTTATGTTTCGACCGACGTGCGCGATGCGGTGATGTTGATGCTGCCGGCGCTGATCCGGTTGTTCGGGGCGAGCGAGAGCCCGGTCTATCTGGTGCCGCGTACCCAGGAAGAGGTCGACCAGGCGCAGCAGGCGACCGACTACGTCAACTATGTTTTCTGGTGCGACAACCCGGGTTTTTTGATCCTCTACGGGGCGCTCAAGGACGCGCTCACCGTCAAGACGGGGTTCGTAAAATGGTGGTGCGACGAGAACAAGGAAACGGTCAGGAAGAAGTTCACCCGCATCACCGCGGAGCAGATCCAGCAGCTGATTTTGGAGAACCCGTCGGCCAGGCTGGTGAAGGTCGGCAGGCCGATATCGAATGGGATGCCGACGCCGCTCTCGCCGCCTCCCGCGGCTTCGCCGCTGCCTGGCGGGCCGCCCATGCCAGGCTCTGTGCCACCGGGAGCGCCGCCCTCTCCATCGCCTTCATCGATGGGCGGCTTGTCTGGACCCATGTCGTCGATTGGGCCGCCCCCGCCCCCGCCCCCGACATACGACGAGATCACCATCCAGTTTGAGCTTAACAAGCCGCTGATCAAGATCGCCGGCGTGCCGCCGGAAGAGATGCGGATCGACCGTTACGCTCGGACTTTCAAGGACAGCCGGATCATCGGCCATGAGCGGGTGGTGCCGGTCGATCAGATGATCGCCATGGGCTACCCGCGCGAGCTCTGCCTCGACCACGTCCAGTCGCAGGACATCAACCAGTTCACGATGGAGAGCCAGCTGCGCAATGCCGGCCGGTTCATGTCGACCCGGGTTGGCGACGGCGTGCTCTATGGCGAGTGGTTCATCAAGGCCGACCAGAACGGCGACGGCGTTCCGGAGCTCCGCTACATTTGCACCATGGGCGAGACGCACAAGATCGTCCACGACGAGGAGGCGAACCGGGTCAAGTTCTCGCTGTTCTCCTGCGATCCGATCAGCCACACGATCGTCGGCGACTCGATCGCCGATTACACCCAAGACATCCAGAAGATCAAAACCAATATGATGCGGGGCATCCTCGACAGCCTCGCCGAGAGCATCAATCCGAAAACGGTCGTGAACGAGCTCACAGTCAACCTCGACGATGCGCTCAACGACGATCTCGGCGCCGTGATCCGGACCCGCGGCGACCCGAACGCGAGCGTGATGTTCACCGCGACGCCGTTCGTCGGCCAGGCTGCGACGCCGATCCTCGACATCCTCAATGACATGTTGGCGCGGCGGACCGGCCTCTCCGACGCCGCCAAGGGATTGGACCCGAAGGCGCTGCAGAGCTCGACCCAGATCGGCGTCGAGGCGGTGGTGAACGGCGCTCAGGAGCGGGTCGAGCTGGTGGCGCGGGTTTTGTGCGAGACGGGCTTCAAAGACCTGTTCACCGGGCTCTACAACGAGATCTGCGAGAACCCGAACCCGCCGCGCACGCTGCGCATTCGCGGCAATTTTGTCCCGTACGACACATCGACGTTCGACGCCTCGATGTCGGTCGAGGTCAATCCGAACTTGGGCAAGGGCTCCGACATGGTTCGGATGATGGCCCTGTCGGGGATCAAGAACGACCAGCAGGCGCTGATCGCTCAGATGGGGCTCTCGAACCCGATCTGCGGCGTCCAAGAGATGCTGAACACGATGACGGACATGCTCTCGCTCGCCAACGTGAAGAATGTCGGCCGCTACTTCAAGACGCCGAACCCGCAAGAGATGCAGCAGCTGGCGAGTGCGCCGAAGCAGCCTGACGCCCAGATGATGGCGGCGCAGGCGATGCTCGAGAAGGTGCGGATGGATGGGGCGAAGGCGGTCGGGCAGCAGCATCTCGACACCCAGAAGATGCAGACCGAGAACGAGTTCAAGCATACGCAATTGCAGGCCAAGACACAGATCGATCTGCAGAAGCTCGAGCTGCAGGGCCAGCAGATGGGCGTCGATCGCCATGTCGCGCTCGCGCAGCTGGCGTCGAAGCTGATGTCCGACCAGCAGGATAGCGAGGCGCAGGATCAGCAGAGCCAGCAAGACACGGCCGAGTCGCAGATGAAGCAGGACCAGCTGGCGCAGCAGGGCCAGGAGTCCGAGCGCCAGGCGAACCTGCAGGCGGCCTCGGCTTTGGCGGCGCACCGAGAGAACATGGCCAAGATCTCGAGCGATCACACTCAGGCCATGACCGACATGGCGGCGCGGCACCACCAAGCGATGACGGGCCATGCGGTTTCGACCGGCAAGATCCTGTCGAGCGCGGTCCTCGACGAGGCCGGCCGCCAGCACGACGCCGAGCAGGCGCGGCTCGATCGCCAGCATCAGGCGACGACGACCGCGGCGACGCTGGCGCAGCAGGAGAAGATCGCCAAGATGCGGCCTAACGGGGCGGCGAATTGACCGATCCGATCCCGATCCGGCCAGAGGAGCGCAAGGAGCTCGCCACTGAGGCGAGGGAGTTGCTCGACAACAAGGCGTTCACGACGGCGATCCTTGATTTGCGCAAGCGATGGTTTGCCGAGATGATGGTGTCGGCCGACGAGGCGGTTGATCGATCGTTGAAGGCGAAAATTCAGGCGCTCGAGGCGATCCCGCAGGAATTGCAGATCCTGATCAACAACCAGAAGATGGCAGAGGCGCGTAGGAAGTGAGTTTGCTTGAGGAATATGAAGATCGCTGGATCCCGGAGCCCAACACCGGATGTTTTCTTTGGTCGAGCACCGCAACACGTAAGGGGGACGGGTATGCGATGCTCAAGAGCAAATCGGTTACCCGAATTGTTCTTACGGAAGCCGCTGGCCCTCCGCCGTCGCCAAAGCATGACGCGGCGCACGATACGCTGAATGGTTGTTGCGGGCCCGCCTGTGTTAATCCGGCTCATCTACGTTGGGCGACCAGGCAAGAGAACGCTTTTGATATTCCGCTAGGAAAAAGAATTGAACGGGCAAAAATAGCGGCATCCGGTCTTACTTCAGATCAGCGCAGTGAGTTGGCGCGAAAATTGATGGCGGGACGCACCGTGGAACAGCGCTGGAAAAATGCCCTTAAAGGCTGGGCAACGCGCAGGAGAAATTCTTTTGACTGAGGAGCTCGACAAAGCGGCGGAGGCCTTCACCAACGAGATCGCGCCGACG